TCTGTAGCCGCAAATGGAGCTACATGGAATACCGCAAACAACAAAGTAATTTCGATTGATATTACTCGTTCTCCTATTGCAGAACAAATTGTAATAGGTCAAACTGCGGTAGCAGCTACAACTCAAAATTATACGCAAAGTCTATGCTCTACTATTAGACTTGAAGCTGGAGATGTAATAAATCTGCGTATTCAAGGAAACTACGCAACCGCAACACCAACCGCTCAAGGGGTTCAAAATACATACGACTTGAACACATGGTTCTCTTGGAGATTCATTGCATAAATTACAGATTAAAACAAAAAACAATGAACCCTGATACAAGCATGACATCACATGGAACTGGAATTGCTGGCACAGTATTTAGCGTGTTCGCTGTAATGATTTCAATGTTACCAGAACTAGATATATGGCTCCGAATTTTAGCATCCTTGAGCGCGATTATCGCCGCTTGGGTATCAATATTTTTGATGCTTTCAAAATTGAAGCGTAAAGAAGACAAATGAAATTATCGTTAACGATAATCTCGGTTATACTACTTTCCTCCTGCGTAAATATACCGATACCTCCAATTGGAAAGGATCAAGGAAAACTTGGTTCAATCCAACTCAAATTGGCGGTGTCGTATATTCCTCGCATCAACCCAGAAAACAAAACAAAAACAGAGAAAGAAGATCCAAGTGTAAAATATGCATTTGAGCAATTCTCTAAAACCATAAAAGACAAATGAAAATCGTAAACATCCTATTGCAACGCTTGTCTGAGAATTCGACATGGCGCGGAATCATCCTCGTAGCTACTGCTCTTGGAGTTAAACTTGACCCAGAGCTTCAGAACCAAATCCTCGCCGCTGGCTTGGGATTGGTTGGACTCATCAATGTCATTCGTAAAAGCAAGTGACTAGGGCTGAGATAGAGAGTATGCAAGCCCGTATTGGCGTAAAGCCAGACGGGTGGTGGGGGCCGAAGAGTATGGCTGCTTTAAAGAAGCACCTTGCTATCATGTCTCCCAATCCTCCTATCTCACCAAAGCCTAGCACAAAAGCCTGCACAGAGTTCTTCGGAGAGCCGGGGAAAGTTCCTATCGTCCGAATCAATGCTCCATACAAGATGTATCTGTATGACGGGCCAGAGGTGATCAGCGGGATTCCTATCCACGCCAAGTGCGCTGAAAGCCTCATAGAAATCTTTGAGGACTTGCTAGACATTTACATGACTCCAGACTCAAGAAGCGCGGCAGGCATCGACAAGTTCTTCGGGAGCTATGTAAACCGACCACAGCGTGGAGGCTCAGAGCCAAGCAAACACGCATGGGCAGCGGCAATCGACCTAGACGCTAACCACAATGGTCTGCACACAGTCTGGCCTACAAGATCAAGGATGCCCCTACAGGTGATCGAGGTCTTCGCCCAGCATGGGTGGATCAACCTCGGAGCGGTGATTTTTCGGGACGCCATGCATTTTCAAAAAACCCAATAAAACATTTGACTTAAACCCTAACTATCGTTAACAATAAAATTATGTCTTGCTGCAACTCTAATTGTAACCACGATCCTTGCGGTTCATCTTTCAATCAATCCCTCACAAGGGCAGCTCAGTATGCCCAGTATGCCCAGACGCAGGCTAACGCTGCTGCTGCAAGTTTAGCTGAATTCAACGAGAAATATCTTGGTGCATTTGCTGAAGCTCCAGCAGGGCCACATGATACGGGAGCATTGTATTGGAATATTGGGAACGACACGATGTATGTCTGGGATGGAACATCTTGGATTGCGAACGGTAATTTTAACGAGTTTACTAATTTCTCTCTTCCATCTACGACTGCGCTTGGAGTTGCAAATTTTGTCACAGGACAAGAATACGAGATAGTAACTGTAGGAGATACAAACTGGACAGGTATTGGGGCGGCATCAGCTACGGTTGGAGTTCGTTTCACGAAAAATGTAGTTACAGCAACAGGAACTGGAACCGCTCGCATCACGCGTGATCTTGTAACAAGGTTTGCTGATGTTGTGAATGTAAAGGATTTTGGTGCAGTTGGTGATGGCATCGCTGATGATACCGCTGCGATTCAAGCGGCGTTAAATACATCAGCAACATCAATTTATTTTCCAAAAGGAACATATTTAATCAGCAATCCATTAAATACAAGCACTCCAGTTTTAACAAGTTCAGTTGATAATCGAGTAATTAGTGGAGATGGAGTGATTACTGCTAATGCTCAAGTAAAGGTTGCATTAAAAATTACTGGAAATAACACAACTGTTAATGGATTGCGAATTGATGGAAATAATAATATTGGATATGCAATTGAAATTGCTGCAGAAAATTCAACAGTAACAGGTTGTTATATTCAAGACCTTAATGGATTTAACAATTGGGGCGGCGTTGCAATAAGATTAGATTTGTTTGGGCTTGATACTAATGCGCTTATTTCAAACAATACAATTAGAAATCTTCAAGGCATTGGAGATGGGTCTTCTGGTAATGGAGTAGGAATGCAGAGAGCAATTGCAATTCAATCCAATCAAAATTGCAACAAAAAAATATTGGTAACTGGAAACAATATTGAGCAAATTGAAGGAGAAGAGGGCGATGCAATTGTTGTTTATTGCGGAAATGGATCGGGGACTTGGTATGACTCTCCTGTTGTAATATCAAATAATCTAATAAACTTATGGACAAGAAGGGCTATTAAAATACAAGCCTCTGGAGTAACTGTAAGTAATAACTTTTTTACTAATGATCGTAATGTTAATCCGGGCGCACTCATGCGCGTTGTTGATGTTATTAACGGAAACAATCAAAATGTAAACAATAATACATTTTCAAAATGTAAATTTCAAGAACAAATTGGATGTTATTTGGATTTTCCAGAAACAACAAGCAATATTAATATTTGTAATAATACAATCGAAGGATTGGGCGTTGAAACGCCTAATAAAGCAATTGTATTAAGAACATATGGAAGCAATGTTTTAGTGTCTGGAAATCTAATAAATTGCCCATTAAGCAATATGCCTGATGCGTTATTTCTTTTAGAAATAAATGGATTGATAATATCTTCTAATATAATAAATACAAACAATAAAAAATGGTTTGATTTAACAAATTCAACAAATGTAAGAATTTCTAGTAATACTATTAACAGTCCTAATGAATATGATTATACAGAATTTTATGATTTAACAAAAAATGAATTTGTTTTCAATGTATCAAACGGGAAAAGTGTAACATTATTTAACAATGATACAAGTTTAAGTCCCGGTGAAATTGTTGCACAATTAAATTGTCGGCAAAACGACCTCTCTATTCCAGATAGTATTCAAGCATCCATTGGATTTGTAGCAGAAAATTTTTCTGGAGGAGTTGGTGTTGGAATTTATACTGGGGATGCATTTACTCCAAATACTGAAAAAGTAAGAGTTTCAATGATAGGAGAATTGAGGCCAGTAAATGATAATACTCAAAATCTTGGAACGGCTGCATATAGATGGAAAGAAATATTTGCTGGAAATGGAACAATTAATACTTCAGATGAAAGAGAGAAAACAAAAATAGAAAAATCATCTGAAGATGAAAAGCTATGTGCTTTAGAATTAAAACAAAATATAGGGAAGTTTAAGTTTCTTAAATCAATACAAGAAAAAGGCGAAGATGCTCGCATACATTTCGGCATTGGAGCGCAAACTGTTAAAATAATTTTTGAAAAACATAATTTAAATCCAGAAAAATATGGAATATTCTGCTTTGACAGTTGGCAAGAAGAATCAGAAGAAGTAGACGAAAATGGGAATATTGTAATAAAATATAAAGAAGTAGGCAACAGATACGGGATTAGATACGATCAACTTTTAGCATTTATTATTTCAGCAATTTAAACTATGAGCAACTGCACACCCTGCACACCAGCCAACGACGAGCTTCCGATCTTCTGCGATCCGTTCCCAGCTACGGATACAGCCAAGCGACTTCTTGTAGAAGATGAAGCATTCTGCCAAAAGGCATTGACCAGCCCTACTACTAAGTCTTGGCTCATCTGGGACAATACAGATAGCAGGATCGAGTGGGAACCGTATGCCATCACCTTTGTAAATAAGACGGGTGACACGATGACTGGGCCGCTGATCCTTTCTGGCGATCCGACTACCGCTCTCGGCGCGGCTACCAAGCAATATGTAGATGCTGCTGATGCGCTCAAGGTAGCCAAAGCTGGAGACACAATGACTGGGCTTCTTGTTCTGTCCGCTGATCCTTCTGCTGCACTTGGAGCAGCCACTAAACAATACGCTGATCTGAAGGTAGCCAAAGCTGGCGATACAATGACTGGCGCATTGGTTGTTAATAGCACTATCGCTAGCAACAGCACGATCCTAGCTAATGGAAACTCCTCCAAGATTGGATACAATACTGGTGCTGGCGGGTCTATTACACAAGGCGCAGGATCAAAAGCAAACTCTGTCACGCTCAACCGCCCAACTGGAATTATCGTTACCGATAATGCTGCGCTGAATACCGCTACTGCTGTCACATTCAACTTGAGCAATTCGGTTATCGAGGCAACTGACATCGTGGTAGTCAGTCATATTTCTGGCGGAACACTCGGCTCCTATAATTTCGCCGTAGCTCCAGCTGCTGGTAATGCGAATATCACAATCCGAAACATCACCGCTGGCAACTTGTCTGAGGCATTGACATTGCGTTTCATTGTCCTTAAAAGCGTTAATGCCTAATGCCAACAGAGGGATCAGTATTCGATGGATTCACAAGTATCGTAGCGCAAGACGCCGATACTCATCCATCCTATCTTCCAGAGTTCTATGTAGCCGAGTCGGTCAACCGCACCTTTCGCGGTGGAATTAACCAGACTAGGCCAAGTATTCGGAATCTCCGAATAGTTGCAGGCGAAGGACAGCCAGCGACTATCGTTAACGATATTGAGACGGGAAACTTCCAAGGGGCGTATCCCTACCGCAAGGTCAACGAAGCCGCGCTAGGAGATGGGCTAATCATTTCTGTATCTGGGAAGATATACTTCCTACATATCATCAATAACTACGCAACGGCATACATACTGCCGGGGCTGACTGACTGGAATGACGCATCACTCATGCATACATGGTTCGTGCAGGCTGAAGATCGGGTATACATCCAGAACGGAAGCCAGTATGCAATAGCATGGGGAGGAGTAGTCGGAGCGGTATCAGCCACACTCATCACAAATAATACTTTCTGCGAGATCGTCACGGTAGGCACAACTGATTATACTCTGATCGGCGCACCATCGAATACGGTTGGTGTTAAGTTCACGGCAACTGGCCCAGCGACTGGAACTGGGACGGTAGCGATGCCAGCGTATAGGCTCTATCCAGCTAAAGGCCAGATGCCGATTGGCACGATCATGGAGTATGCCTTTGGTCGAGTGTTTGTTAGTGATAAGTATAACCAAATTTATGCCTCCGACATTATATTTGGAGCAGGATTTACAGATACTACAAATACCCAAAACTTTACAGAGATTACCTATTGGGCAGAGGGTGGAGCGTTCTCGACTCCAGCAATGATGGGTGAGATTACCGCGATGAAGGTGATGCCAGAGATCGGCCTAAACCTTCGCGGACAAGGACAGTTAGTTGTATTAACGACAAATGGCGCGTTCTCAATGGATGTCACATTGCCTAGAATTCAATGGAACACATCAAACATCCAGCGTATTTCCTTACTTGGCCGAGGATGCACAAGCCCATACATAGCATTAGTAAACTCTGAACTTTGGTTTAGATCACACGATGGCTGGGCATTCTATTCAAATACTCAGTCTGAGTTTAATAGATACTTCTCATTGCGAAAGCTCTCCCGCGAGGTGAACAAGTGGGTTGATTTGGATACGAAATGGTTGAAGCAATTCGCCTCGACCATGTATATCAACAACTACTTGGTAAGCACAGTCGCGCCACAGACAAAGAAAAACCAAGCACAAGGACTGCACAGATACCACAGGGGAATGGTTGTTCTCGACTTGGATCAAACTGCCAGCCCATCACCTGATGCTGATCTTACCTTCCGCTGGAACGGTCTATGGACAGGCTTCCGTCCAACTCAATTACTGACTGCGATGATTAATGGAGAGAAGCGTGGATTCGGATTCAGTTTCGACCAAGACGAAAAGAATCGTCTGTATGAAATCACGAATGATGGTGGTGATGACTACGGGCCTAATGGAACCAGCCAAATCAAAGGCTTCATTACTACTGGACGATATGACTTCAATCGAAGCGGACTGACAAACAATTTCGTTCGGAAGAAAATTACTGGTGGAGAAATGTGGATGAGCGACATCCCCGGCGAGGTGACTAGCCAAGTTGAGTATCGTTCTGATAGCAACCCATGCTGGTCGGAGTTAAAGGTTCCTACTACCTTCGGATGTAACCCATGTTCTCCTACTTTGATTGATGACTGCACTCCACGAAGGGGCGGAAATCAATACAAACGCTACAAGTTCACAACGCCAGACCCATCGGAGTGCAATGATATAGCTGGAATCCCATCGGTGGAAGGTAGTGAGTTTCAACTGAAAATCAGCTTGACGGGAGTGGCTACCGTGGATAGGGTTCGGGTCATGGCAAACATCAAGAACAACGAAGACTCGCCTATTGGTGATTGCCCAGAAGACCAACAAGAATGCGCTGAAATTTGTTGTCCCGAAAGATACTGGGACTACGCTATTTACAATGGATAATCAAGACAGCAACCCTCAAATCATTTTCCCGAATGTGCCAGATGACTTCTGCCCATCTGGTGACTGGCGCAATATCTTCCAGACTTTTATCGACACAGTTCTAGCTAACGGAACCGTCAACATTCCAGACTTGAGCGATCTCAGCCCAGAGGCTATCGCGCAACTTACTACTGATGTATCCAATCTTCAGACTGAAGTAAACGATATCCAAGCTAAAATCGTTACGATTGAGGCTAACATTACTGCGTTACAATCTCGCCCGATCATTACAGTTCGGACTGGAGTGATTGATACAATTACGCCAACTATCAATGTCGATTTTACAGCGCAACCACTACCTAGCGCAACCTATGGTGTAGCAATTACTCCAATAGGAACTGCCACTTCAGTAGCGGCAGGTAAATATATTTTGCAGACCGGGCAAACATCAACAGGCTTTACCATTCTGGTTAACGACAATCCGGCAACCGTTACCCAGTTACAATGGACAGCCACACACACTAACTAAACTAATAATATGACACCTCTTAAAGGAACAGACCCACGCCTCGTTAGCGGAGGCGCAAGCACCCGTGGAACCATCCGTGAAGGTATGGGGAATTTGCCCAATTTGGGCGCGAAGAAGCCAACTCCCTTCTCTAGCAAACCACTCCCAACTGTTGGCAAAATGGTCAATCAGTTCGGTGGCCCTCAGTAATTATCGTTAACGATAAACCCTATGGCCGATACCCTCGATGAGATGGTTGAGGTGGTGAAGGGCTTTGTTGGTGATTCTGGCGTTTGCTCGTCGGAAAGGGCCATCAAAGCTATTAACCAAGCTCGCAGACTTTTGTGGAACAAAAAGGAGTGGAATAGCACCGCAGAGTATTTCTGCGTTAAGTGTGCTGATTCCTGCTTCACGCTGCCTAATCGCTACGAGCAAATCCGTCTTGCTTGGATCAACGGAGAATCGGCCAGTCTCGCGGATGAGTGGTTCAATGCTACTCAATGGAA